CCATCATTGAATGGCGTGAAGTCCAGATGAATCCGGGTCTGTTCAAGATATTTGATGAGATTATTGTGAATGCTCTTGATCACGTTACTCGTCAGAGCCTGACGGAGTCCAAGGTGTCTAACATTCGTGTTACTCTGGCCCCGGATCATTTCACCGTGTTCAATGACGGTGATGGAATCCCGGTCACTGTACATCCCGAGTACAAGGTCATGATTCCTGAGCTCATCTTTGGTCAACTTCTGACTTCTTCTAATTATGACGAGGCCGAGGAGAAGACTGTGGGAGGCAAGAATGGATACGGAGCCAAACTTACAAATATCTATAGTACACGGTTTGTTGTCAAGACTGGCGATGCCGTTCGTAAGACAAGTTACGAACAGGTTTTCCAAGATAACATGGCCGTAATTGGTCAGCCGATTATGAAAAAGACAACGACTAAGCCATTTACGGAAATCACGTCGTATCCCGATCTTAAACGGTTCTATCCTCTGTCTAGCTCAGCTGTTTTACCGGATGATATGCGGGCAATTATGTTGACTCGTGTCATTGATGCGGCCGCACTTTGCTCTTCCATGGGTGTGACTGTCTCATATCGGCTACTCCCAGAAGATCCCTTTACAAAGGCACCCATTAAGAACTTTGAGTCGTATGTCAAGCTCTTCTTATCGGGTGGTCCCGTCTTCTATGAACGGTGTGGACCTAGGTGGGAGGTCGCGGCGGTTCTAACACGGTGTCTCCATACTTCTGATACTGGTGTGCCAGAAGACCGTCATATTTCATTCGTAAATGGCATCTTCACCCGTCGAGGCGGTAAGCACGTCGACACTGTTAGCCGTGCAGTCCTTACTGCATTCTGTGATGGGCCTGGTAAGAAACTCGAGTTGAAACCTGCCCAGCTCAAAGATGCAGTGACATTCTTTGTAAATGCTACTATTGTGAATCCTTCGTTTGACTCGCAGACCAAGGAGACTCTGACTACTCCAGTGGCCAAGTTTGGTTCAGTATTTAAGATCTCGGATGCATTTGTGGCTAAGTTGGCCAAAGACGGTGGTCTTCTTGAAGAGGCCCAGGCCATTCTTGATGCACGTCGGTCCCGAGATGCCAAGAAGACCGATGGACGAAAGGCTGCCACTGTCCGTGGTATTCCAAAGTTGGAGGATGCTACATGGGCCGGCACGGGCAAGTCGAGTGAGTGTACTCTCATTCTGACTGAGGGCGATTCAGCTGCATCTACAGCTATCTCGGGTCTCAAGGTGGTCGGCCGAGAGCGCTTTGGTGTCTTTCCTCTCAAGGGTAAGATTCTGAATGTCAAAGATGCCACTATGGAAAAGAAGACAAAGAATGAGGAGTTGACCCGTATCAAACGTATTCTAGGTCTTGAGCATGGCAAGGTATACAAGGATGTTAAGAGTCTGCGATATGGCAAGGTCATGATTATGACGGATCAAGATGTGGATGGATCCCATATCAAGGGTCTTCTAATCAATCTGTTTCATACCGAATGGCCCGCCCTTCTACAGCTCAATTTCCTGTGTTGTATGATGACACCTCTGCTCAAAGTGTCCAAGGGAACCACTATTCTATCATTCTATTCGGGTTCTGAGTACGAGGCATGGCTCAAGACACCTGAGTCTGCTGGTCGATGGACCACAAAGTACTACAAGGGTCTGGGTACTTCTACTGCTGCGGAGGCCCGTGATTATTTCGTATCCATGAACACGGTTCGATTCCAATGGGATTCTGGATCAAATGATCAGATTGATCTGGCATTTAACAAGAAACGTGCCGATGATCGAAAGGACTGGCTTGGTACATATGACCGTGGCCGGAATCTTGATATTCCAGCGGGCGGTGCCGATGTTTCTTACAGTCGGTTCATCAATGATGAGCTCATTCATTTCTCCAATGCGGATAATCTGCGATCTCTTCCACATGTCATGGATGGTCTCAAACCCAGTCAGCGCAAGATTCTGTGGGCCGCGCGCAAACGTAATCTTGTATCTGAAATCAAGGTAGCACAGTTGGCCGGCTACGTCAGTGAGAACGCTGCATATCACCATGGTGAGGTCTCTTTGACCGCAGCCATTGTGAACATGGCACAGAACTTTGTGGGTTCTAACAATGTCAATCTATTGGTACCAAATGGTCAATTTGGTACTCGGCTCCAGGGCGGTGATGATGCCGCGTCGGCGAGGTATATCTTTACCTCGCTCGAGCCTATTGGATCTTCCATTCTATCAAAGGCTGATGATCCTGGTCTTACATGGCTAGAGGATGATGGCCAGACAGTGGAACCCGAATACTATTTGCCCGTTATTCCGATGCTTCTGGTCAATGGATCAGTGGGTATTGGTACTGGATTCTCAACGGAAATTCTGCCATACAATCCCAGAGATCTTGTGTCTTGTCTCAAACAACGTCTCATGGGGACCTTGAAGGATATGACGGATATCCGTCTTACACCATGGTGGGATGGTTTCAAGGGACCCACCATAGTATCGGCTGATGGAAAACAGGTGGTGACCAAGGGACTTTACCAGTTCTTAAATGATGATACGAATCGTGTTAGAATCACGGAGCTTCCTGTGGGAACCTGGACCAAGGTTTACAAGACGTTTCTGGATGAATTGTTGTCAGGTGTTCGTGAGTCTGAGTCGGCATCTGCAGGAAAGTATCTCAAGTCATTTCAAGAGGCATACAATGATGTAGATGTTGAGTTTATTCTGACTTTGGATGCGGAGTATTATTCAGAGGCACGGGCCTTTCCAGCTGAGTTCGAGAAGAAGTTTAAGTTGACTTCGTCGTACAAGCTGTCTAACATGGTGGCATTTCATGATGGTAAGATTAGGCGATTCGACGGTACGGGTGAGATTCTAGAGGCGTTTTACGAGAGGCGTCTAGCGGGCTATGTAGATCGAAAGGCATCTGAGTTGGCCCGTATGGACGCAGAGATTGTGGAGGTGGATGCTAGGGCACGGTTTATCAAGGCGGTTGTGGAGGGTACTCTGGTTGTTTCTAATGCAGCGGACGAGGATCTGCTAGAAGGCCTTCTGGCATTGGATCTGCCACGTCTTTCAAAGGGAGAGCCATCTCTCGCTGACTTTGAGTATGTTCTGAAGCTAAGGATTGATCGTCTAAAGGCCAAGGCTGTTCTGGATCTGCAGGCAGAGCTTGAATTGTTAAAGGGTCAGCGTGCAACCTTGAATGCTAAGAGCCCTGAGACCTTGTGGATCACGGATCTGAACATGTTTAGTGTGGCCTATGATAAGTTTCACGGGGCCAGAGTTGCATCTAGGGTTTCGGAAGATAAGCCTAAGAAAGTGGTAAAGAAGAAAGTCTAAGACCGACGAGATTTTCTTTGTCTCTGCCTCTGCCTCTGCTTTGTCTGCCTAAACCTTCTTTTACCGCCATTTTGTAGACATCCATTAAAAAATATTTTTTGTTCTGGAGATAATTTAGCTATTTCTTCAGTTAAAATCATTTTTAATTCAGGTATTTTTGATATAAATTTAAGTTTTTCTACAAATAAATGGTCACATGAATTTATTAATATATGTTTGTTTAATAATTCAGTAAGATATTCGGGAATTTTAGTTTTTGATGTTAAATAGTGTTTAATAGTTTCAGTGTGTCTATTAGGTAATGATGAAGAATTCTCTAATAATGTATTATATTCAACTGTAAAATTCTCTTTAGCACTTTCAAACGTATTCACTATAGGTTTTACAAAAAAAGACCATAGCAAATCATTAAGTTTATCTGATGTATTTTGATATCCTAACATGCTTTTCCATGATCCACCGTGCTGTGCCATTTCTACTGTGGTAATGGATTTTTCTTAAAAAAATCTATCATAAAGGTTCTAAAAGAACCGATCCTACGGATGGATTTTTCTTAGAAAAATCTATCAAAGCTTGCCGACTTAGAACCCGTCTTGCTCATCTTAATTGGATGAGCCAACGGTACCGGCAGATTCTGAAGATCATGTAGATACGTCTTGTGCATACTGCACTCTGCTAGAATCTTAGGAACGCACCAATCTGCTACAAGTTGATTAAGATCAGAAATCTGGCCAGGAATATTAGTCGGTTGATTCTTACCATATTGTAAATACATGGCTCTCATGACAATTAACAGTTCATCTACCGACTGTTCATCCACTAAGAATTCAGACTTAGAACGATCATATACTTCTTTTCTAATCTTGTTCTGAACAATTTTGACATTGGCAGGACTGAAATATGCCTGATTCAATGGTGTAGCAGACATGTTACCGCGAATAGCATCTGCGCCCTCATTATTACCAACCTTTGTACGATATTCAAATCCGGGCACTAGTGACTCAGGATTACGAACCTGTAAATTGATGCGACCATTGTTCATCAAACCTATTAGAGGAGAGTTTTAAATTTTCTTTGTTAAAGACGAAGATGCAAGGGGCAAATTCTATGTGACTGAGAGCTGAATTCTTTAGTTGACCTGCCAGTGAAACTGGCGTCACTAAAGAATAATGCTCTTGTCAACAGAGAATTAACCTGAAGAAGAAAGCATGTCCCCTCGTCTAACATGGGAAATGATCTGACCTAGAAGAGAAGTCGGAGGAATCTGACTCTCATCCTCATATGGCAGATCCCGTTTTCTTAGAATTGCACGATACAGATGTACACCAACCGTTTTAGGATTTTTCAATATAGTTGCACATGTCTGAGGAACACCAAACTTCGATTTCAAACATCCATTGGGTTCTAGATCATCTGCTTTTGTAAAAATTCCATCTAAGTCCCACCAGTTCACAGGCATGATAAATTCTGGTGGTTGAATATAGCGATGGAGTTCCGGGCCGAGAGTGGACTGGAAGATCTTCATGAAAGTCCAAGCAGAGTCGGCAACCACACCCTTGGACGCATTACAAATTTGTTCGGCCCACTTCGAATGCGGCTCCCGAGCACCGATACAGGCATTCGTTGGTTTAGAGGTCTCTTTGGATTTGTACGCTCCCGCCTGCATAGTCCTTTCACTAACAAAGAAATAGGGAGCTCTCAGGAGTCGGGGGGGAATGGGGCGAATCAAGATGATGTCAAAGTCCATCCAGATCCCGCCCCGTTGTCTCAGGAGCTCGTACCGGAACAAGTCACTGAAGGGGAGGGCCTTGAATGCGTCGTCCCTCTTAGTCTTGTGACCCCCAGCGTAGTTGAATTTTTGGCTCCTGTCGACGATGAGGTCGGCATTAAGAACAGTGACATACGGGCGGATGGCGACGGGCACCTGCTCTCTCATGCTGTCAACACTGTCGTGTGTGAAGAGGTCAACCTGGGCTCCGAATCTGACCCAAGACTCGAGACAGATAAGCTCAAGAAGAGAAAGAGGCGGACCTGACCAGTACGCTTGTAACTTATATCGTTTAACTTTTCTTGTTTTTCTTGTCATAGCCCTATTATATGATTGCATTTTTATGATGGGGTTTAGTTCCTAAAACTAAATGTACAGATCTGAAGGATTGCCCTGCGCAGCAGGGCAATCACACGGCAAATGCTAGACCACCCATGCCATTCGTGATTCTGACTAAGTTCAAGCTCTCAATGTAGACTGTAAAATCAAATACATACGGTGCCGCTCCCAGAGGCCACGGCGTAACTTCCAGTTGGAATTCACGGAGACGACTCGTATTCAGTGTACCTGAGGGCTGTTCGTGATCTGATCCATTGAGTCCAAAGGGAATCTGATAGACCGGACCCATGACATCATCCGGATTTACTGTCGGATTCAAACCCGAAATACCAGAACCCGTTGTAGTCATAAAAGGAACTTGGACTTCATAGAACTTAGCCGGTTTTGCTTCGAATAATTCATTGCCTGCACAAATTAATCTGGCACTTTGTAAAATATCGCGATTTCCATATCCCAGCGGTACAACCTGGCCCGAATTGACTTGATTAGATCGATACGATGGATCTGTTGATGGTATAGGCACAAATGGAGGTTGGCTTCTAGTCTTCCAATTACTCAGATTCAAATAATCATTTCTATACTGAATAGCATCAGAACGCCGACCAAAAAAGACCATACGATGAATGAGACCATACACTTCCAAGTCAATCTTAGTTGTAGTATTCACTCCTGGTAATGTAAACATCTGGACTTGGTGGACCAGAGTATTGAGTTCTCGCTCAGCAAACATAGCCTGTTCTTTTTCGGTCAAATAGACATAGTTACCCTCCAAGTGTGCATTCATAATAAATCCCTCTTGGAGTACTGGTGTAGTAGCAGAATAAAATGTATTAAGCGGATCTGTATTATTTGGCTGAGAATATGTATAAGAATTTTGGAGAGTAAGATTATCATTGGTTCCAGTAACCGGATCTATTGTTGTTGGAAATGCGGGATCTATCATAAGTTTGGTTCCATAACGTACAGGCTCTTTCTGTGTTGTCTCATCCATAATTCTATAGAGTTCTCGAAGTGTCTTTAGAGTAATCTGGACTTCGACTTCGTGCAATTGGAGGCTTACTAGAGGAAGAGCTTTACCAATAGCCTCTGAAAACCAGAAGGGAAGCGGTACACGGATTTCTGTAGTGGGAATGGAGGGAGCCTGTGCTACTTGAGCACCGGTCCAAACTGTTGGATACTTATTAGAACGACCATACAGTCCACGCTCGGGCTCATTAAGTTCTGGGACATCGCCGACCATGGTCCTCCATTTCAGATATCTATCAGACGTCATATCAAGCTGTGCACGAAGAGCAATCCATTCACCGGTGAATTCCTGAATCTTTGAGCCACCCACGTAGATTCCAACAGACCCTATAATAAGAGGGCCAAGCATGTGTATCCAACGAGGATTTGGCGTTCTTCCATTTACAGTACCTATGCCGTAGAGTTCAGGAATATTGAAGACAAATGTTAGATCAGTCAGGAGGTCAGCAGATCTTGGTATCTTGGCTCTAATACGGATTGGCGTGTCTAACATCATCTCATTAGGTCCGTCCATTGAAATTGAGATAGATTCCTGACTGAAATGGGTATGGCGTTTAAATACTTTGTAAAAATAGGTCATCTCGGGATTGCCACTCATGGCTTTGTTTTGAGAACCATAGGCTACTAGGGTCAACTCGCCTCCGCCGGGCATAACTCTATCTCATAGGTGTCTTTTTGGGTTTAGATGTACTCTTAAAATTGACAGTAATAATCTATATAATATATAATATGATCTATGGAGGTGTAAAATATACACCGGTACGACATGCTTTGTATTGTAAGAAATGTTTCGATACAATAGAAAGTATTAGAAGTCTAGTTATCTGTAAATGTGGTGCAATAGGCATTGATGAGGGTAGAATTTTGGGAAACCTTGAAGATATGGAGCCTAGAAGTATGTATGTTGCTGTCGTCAGGGGCAAGAAGATCTGGTTACCACAGTGGGTTATAGAAAAAGCATTTACACACTAACGTGTATAGGTAACACTAACGTGTATAGGTAACCCACCAAGAATCTGCCAAGTACGGCGGAGCTGTCATCGTACCATTATCTTCCAACTGAGTAGATGGTCCCGCTCTAAGTAGACTATCAATCTGCTCATAGTTCAGTGCATAGCCCGTGTACTGAAGACGACTGATAAATCCCGTTGCCGCACCTAAGACCTTAAAGCCCTGACCCGAAGGAGAAGATGTACTATCATCATAAGACTCATTCTTAAATACAATCACATCGCCAAAATTCTGTTTAGGTACAGAAGACAATGTGATACGATGGGCCACATTACCATTGATATATACATCAACATTCATGTTGCGGACTACAATAACAAGATGTACCCACTTTCCAACCGGAAAACTAGGAATCTCACAATTTGTATTCCATGCTCCTGCCTCGTTCATGTAGACAACCAGAGTATTCTCATTATTCTTTACAAAGACACCGGGGCACATCAGAGGCTTGTATGTAGAAGAGCCCTTGTGAAATACATGCCGTAGACCAGGTGACGAACCCTGGAAGTTCCTATTATCCAAGTACAGATAACAAGAGTAAGAGAATTCCAGGCCACTCGGTGCATTTATACTCGGCATGATTGTCATCGAATCTACTTGATTAGGATCTTGCCGAATAACTTTGGTTGAATTATACAGTTTAGGAAGCATGAGAACCGTAGAATCCGAATAAATGGAAATGGTATCCATAAGACTCTTTCCACCTAACATAGCTGCGTAAGCAATCCATGCAATAAGAAAGACCTGAATTAATTGTGCCAAAAGAGATTCTCCCAAGGTCCAGTTATATACTGCTTTGACAGTTTCCATCCTATCGTAACTGTTGAAAAAAGTAATGTTGATTAGCCAGTGATTCTAGATGCAAGAGCATCAACACTACAGCCGGCTGGGAGAGCAGAGTCTATTACACCCGTCAACGATGCAAAAGGATCTCTCATTATAGAATCTGCCTGACCGGGAATGGAACCCGTAAAAGTCACATTCACACCAAGATACTTGGAAATATCCGTGATGATATTATGTTGAGTCTGAGAAGGTCCCATCTGATACACACCATAAATAACATCGGGAGTCAGTTGTACATTCCACATTTGTACCGATGCATACCGGCCACCGAAACTACCTAGACTGAGATAGATGTCGCCCATAGGAACCTGGAGAATGCTATCTAGTACACAACTGCGAGTCAGTTTGCCATTCATGTAGACATCCAGAACTCTACCACTGCTGACTATAGTAATACAGATCCAGCGTTGTAGAGGCACTTCCTTGATATCACAAGGGGTATCTACCGTAGAGGAAAACATGGACTGACTGGTCTGACCATTCAGAAGTTGTGTCCTAGCATCTGGCATAGTAATGTCGGGGCCCTGGTTCGAATTTGTGGATCCAGTGGTAGCTCCGCGAATCATCAGACCATTTTGCATCGGGGTCAACATACCCACTAGAACACTGCGACTCTGACTAGAAGTGGCTAAAGGACCCAGATTAAACAACGGCTTGTAAGATGCCGCCTTGTAATTCCAGTCATCCACATAGACCCAGAAACTCAACGTGAAATCACCCCCAGTAAAAATTGCAGGTGTCTTTCCATTTTTCTTTAGTGCAATAGGTGATTTTCGTGCATCTTTTTCTCTGTCTAAGAACTGAACGTACGAGGGATCATCACTCGGATACAAGTACGAATATACGACATAGATAATTAATAGTGCCAAGACAATAAATACTACCGTGGTAATCATAGATGAATTTTGCTGAAGGTATAGTTTGGCCTGGTCCATCTTCTATAGTTAAACGATGAAATTACCTGTACGGAAACTCCCACTGCAGTCCTTCACCCGCCGGAACATCTTTTCCTTTGCACTGCATCATAAATATATTTGGTATTGTGAGTGCTTTTAATAAATCTGGACCAAGATAGGGACGACCCTGGGAGTCCGATGTTTCTACATAATTAGTGGCTACCTCGCCCGTAGGTAAACGCCGGGGCCATACCTGGATATATGCTATTCTACCCATAACATTTGTCGGAACAATGGTTATTGATGATGCCGGATAAGGAGAAACATTGTTAAGTGTAGTAGACGTTATCAAAGATCCATTGCAATATACATCAATAGTACGCCCCTCAAATGTCACTACAATCTGATTCCATCGTTGAAGTGTGATAGAATTTACTGTGACCGACTGAGGCGGATCATTGGATTCTTGAATTTTCCAAATGAGTTGTTCTTGTGCAGCATTATAGCCCACATCCCATACACCAGGCCAGGTTAATAATGGTACACTATTAATTCGCATATCGGGAACAGCATCTAATTGTACATAAAAGGACAACGTATATGAATTTGCCATATTTTTTTGAATGGTTGTAATATCTACTATTGCAGGCGATGGAGGATTAAACAAGTCTATGGGTCCTAACAGTTCCTTTGCAGGTCGTCGCGTAGAATAATCCATATAATATACCACAGCAATTGCTATAGCAATAATCAGAATTATACCGGCAAATATGGGAATTATGTAAGAAACGCCACTAAATTCAGAGAACTGTTGTGTTGCTTGACTGATGGAGCCAAATGTCTTGCGATATAACATTTCTGACGTGGTTTCCATCTTTCCTCTATAGTTTCAATGGGATATTTTTTGAAGAAGCACAAGACTGAGGTATAGTCATAGCTGATGCACGACAGCCTCTAATCATATCTGTTGCAGATAATGGTGCATCCCATAACATAAGATTCTGTACTGTACCTGAAAAGGGAAATGCACAGTACCGGCCATACCATGCATTATTTTGTGTAGGCATGAATAGTGTTCCTTTGAATAACATAGTCGTATATAACTTGCATCCTACATAGACTTCAAGTGTCTTTTGATTGCACACAATTCCTATATTAAGAGGCTGGCCAATTGGCAGATCAGAAACAGTAGTTGATTCTAAAATAGTTAATGGACCATTAGAATCCGTATATGTAGTATGTACAAAGATATACATATCATTCGTATACTGGTCTAAGAAGATACCAGGATTCATAAAATCGGGAAGTCCATTGCCACTATAATCTGAAGGTGGTAAGTCTGATAATCGGATACCAGCGTGTCCACTTGGTCCAGCTACAGCCGATGAAAGACCACAGGGATTTGAGCCTCTGTGTATTATATGACGATATTTGCCGGAAGAAACTCTGGTATCACTGATTCCGAGTTGAAAAGACATGGAATATGTATCAGCGCGTACAGTGGGAGACAGTGATGTCGGGACAATCAGATTCTCACCTCCACCGGTCCAGAATAATTGACCATTTCGAGCAGTAGTTGATAGACGTCCAAAGGGATTTACTGGCAAGAAAGGATAATACAAATCGACCAAGATGATGATAACACCGATGATAAACAGTGCAATAAGAGCATAGATTAAGTAAATGGAACCACTTGGTAGTGCAACTGCAGTGGGAATACCTGGCCACTTAATATTTGAACCGAATGTTTGTCCCTGCATACTATTCTAGTCTAAGATGTTTCTAAACGTTCTTTCATCGTCTTTTTACCATGACAATTTCGGCAAAGAGCCTCTAGATTTTCAACATCATTAGAACCGCCTTTATAAAGTGCCAGAATATGGTCTACTTCATACGATTCATCCAAGGTCTCTTTGCAATGCGAGCACTTCCAACCCTGGTCTGCTGCTACTTTTTTCTTCATCAGATTTGTTACTGCTCGTTTCTCGACACCGTAGACTCGACTAGGAGTATCTGTATAACGGCCAGATGTCGATGGTAACATCAGATACTTAGCAAGTTCTAAAGAGTCCTTTATATGTTCCGGATTAGCTGAAAAATGCCAGTATAAGAAACCTAGAATAGCTAGGCCTCCTAACAGGCGAGCCCAGCCATATAAATTCTGCATGGATTCTAACAGAAATCGACCTCCAAGTTCATAGCCGAGCCAAAGTAAGATCAAGGATCCAAAAATAAGTTCTGCGGTCCACATTATTATGCAGAGCTAAATTTTTTAGATGCCAGCGTCTGTAAAGTAAAGGGAACATCTGCTATAAAATGTCCTATAAACTGCGGTATCAAGAACTGCAGTTGCATTGTCATTGTTGTAAAAAATTGAATGATTGCAAGAATCTCATCAAAGAAGGGTTCTAGAAAGACTATTATATGGGTCCATAGTTTACTGAATGGAACTTTCTTGATTGCCTTGTTCCATATATAAGAATGGATGTGATTATCGACCACCGTGTCATAATATGTAGTCATGATGGCTGCTAAGAAACCGATGCAGTAGACTGAAATAACCTTGGGCCAGCTATCCATCTTAATTCCAAGAAAACGTGTTTGAGATGGACCAAATGACAGAAAGTTTTTACTGAAACCGCCTTCTTCATCGATGAACGTGATATACGAAATTAGAAAAACTATAAAAATTAACACTGCAATCTTTGGATTCATGAGCCATTTTATCATCCCTTATCGAGGAATGATAAAATTAAAGTCATATTCTCTATTCAAAATGTTTACGGCGTCTTAATTTCTCGGTCTGAGCTCTTCTTCTCACAGTATGCCGAGGAGCCTTAGCGCGTTGTGCATGGGCCTCTTCAACTGAACCCGTTAGTCCAGGTAAGACCAGAGTCTTGATATGGGCCTCTTTTGCCTTTGTAGTAGCTCCTTTCAAATCAAAATCTATTTTCTTGTAATAATCACGGGTCTCCTGCTCGTTACATTTTGCGATTTTTTCACGGAAATAACAGACGAATGAAACGCGCTGATAGAGCTCCTGACTACCAATAACACCAGTAGCCTGGTCACGTGTTCTAATATCCGGGAGACTCTTATTATACTTGGTATCTTCTGCTGTAGTCGTAATGGGTGCATTTGTATGCCATTCGTGCACGTCCATGGCTACAAAGTCTCCTGTACGAATATTGAAACCCACACCAAATCGAGGAAACAACGTCTCACCACCATGATACTTGCCCCATTCAATTACGGTTAAGTTACCGAATCCTTCGGTGTAATCACCGGCGTCCTTGTGCAAGGCCGTTCTGAAATTACTGTTAACCGTCAGAGTACTGAACGCAGTATCACCAATCTGATACATTGGTTTCTTGGAGACTTCGGCCAGCTGTTTCTTGTGGGCGGAGGGCACAAGTTTCTTGAACTGGGCATCTATCGCAGCTAAGAATGGGAGACCATGTAAGAACTGTTTGAGACCCGAACGAGTATAACCGGTCATACGACACGGTTGACCCAGAAACGGAGTTTTCTCGTAATAACCTATTACACCGCTCGAAACTACATTGTTAACACGCATCTTACTTTCGACTTGTTTACCATTAGAATCAGGTGTCATATATTGAGCCGACCATTTATCTATTTTTACGGGTTTTCGACTACTCCAATAGATACCCTTGGTATCTATCGGGCCAGCAGCAGCACCGCGGTTTCTACTAGGAATAGCTAGAAGCCGGAAAGCATCCCATCCAACTTGTACAGTTTCTTTTGGAATAGCACCCTTTCTTAGCTTAGCCAATAATTTGCGCTCGGGTTTACCGGCCTTTACATCATCAGGATGGGAAATAGCATAGACATCGACATCTTCGTCAAAAATCTGCATATCTTTGGTCGTAAACCATTCACCCTCGTGTTTAGCAAATTCAGCATCGCTTACGCGTGCTTTTACTTCTACTTCTTTCATTCCTTACTACGGACCTAGATTTTTTGTTTCTATTTTTCCTATATCCACCTTTTGCTCTGGTTTCATTTGTAAAATTAACAAGTTCATCTTGATTTATTAAAATTGTTTGTGTTCTATTATTTAAATATACCATATTGCCAACACGTTTACCTTCATTCCAAAAAGAATTTTGTTTTACTGTAAACGGTTCTTCTATCATTTCACCATTTTCAGCATATTCACCTACAATAAACTCTGTTTTACATTTGTACATAACCATTCTATATTTTGGATATATTTTAAGTTATGTAATATGAAAGGACCTCATTAACTCTCTTAAATTTATACAGAGCCTCTATAAATCCTTTTGCTCCTGTTCTGTTCATGTTAGCGGGAGTACTTAGAATATTTAAAATATTATAAAAATAATTAAGGACTTCACATGTCTGGGTATTTATCCATTTGCCAAATGGTGTTGCATTGTTAGGTATAGATGGACACGGTGAACGTATAGAATTAAATATTGGTATTAATTCCTGTGCATCTTCATTTGTAAATGCAGTTATTACAGTAAGCAAAGAAGCGGTGGGATCCATAGGTTTCCATCCTTTGGATTCATATATACTCGGTTTTCCTTCAAAGGCTCGGTAAAACAATGATCGATGAATACAGGGTTGTCCATTTAATGTCAGGAACTGAGCATCATCTCTTAGTTGAATCGTTGGAATCTGTTGATTACGGGCATAACATATTACTTTGTTTAAAAGAGTATTTAATGAATACTCTTTACTTGACCTAATAAAAGAAACATGCAAAATATTCTTGTCTATAGTTAATTCCAAGATAGGTCTCTGTTCTCCTGTGATGTAATCAAGTGTAGTTATTTCAGAAATGTAATGAAAATTATGCATAACTATTTCCTGCATCTACTTATACGATGTCCACAAAAGTCCACCAATGGCTCCTACAGCGGTAACCCCCAGAATCGTATGTAAGATTCCCTGGGCATATGCAGCATTTTCAGTGGCCTCTTTCATTTCAGCGAGTACACCAGAGGGAGGATGAGGAAGACCAAGAGATGCCATTTGTTGATACTTGCGATGGAACTCGGCCATAGAAATTTCGCGTTTACCCAGTTGTTTATTTACTTGATTATGAACGGCCAGAGTCCATTCTAAGAGAGAAGACCGTTTATCTAACCATGTATCAATAGGCATGGCTTTTATTATTTCAGTATAATGAGATCTACATACAGGACAAGGAAGAAGAACAGTAAATGAAGTATAGAATTCTTTTGCTGCTTTTTTGTCGGCGTATGAAGGCTCTGTAGGATATGCAAGAGCTACAATATGTAGAGTTGACCAAAAAATGGGTCCCCATACTTCGGGTGGTAAATGCATTACTTATAGTTAAGAAGTTATACAATCAAAAAATGCGAGGAGTGGGGGTCGAACCCACGCGGATTGCTCCAACGGATCTTAAGCCCGTCTCCTTAACCACTCGGACATCCTCGCTTCACCTAATACTAGCTGGGGGCCAGCCCAGTCAAGTTTTTATAGCTAGGTACAAAAGTAAAATGGTCAGACCTAAAAGACCCAAAACCTAGATATTTAAGGGACCATGTCTGTATGTAGTAATTGTGGCAAATATGGACATTTTTTTCGTGAATGCAAAGACCCAATAACATCACTCGGTATTTTGGCATTTCGCCAAACGTCTTCTACAGAATGGCTACTTATCAGGCGACGTGATTCTCTCGGTTATATTGAGCTGATGCGGGGCAAATACGGGGATTCTGACAAGGAAATCCAGTCTTTGATTGATCAAACTACATTAGAGGAGCGGACACGTCTTTTACAAAAATCTTTTAGTGACTTATGGCGAATCCTGTGGAATGGTCCTGCATCTCGACGATACCAGGTTGAATATGAACAGGCTCGGTCTAAGATGGACACTCTCAAAACATCTGGGCGTTTAGAATCCATGATAAAGTCATCGACTACAACATGGAAAGAGGCAGAATGGGGATTTCCTAAAGGTCGTCGTAGCTCAGTTGAGACTGAACTAGCATGTGCACTTCGTGAGACATATGAAGAGGCTGGGATTATATCTGACCAACTTACAGTACAAGATACTGTCTTAGTAGAAGAATTTTTAGGAAGTAATGGAATACGGTATCGGCATAAATATTGGTTAGCACAGGCTCCGTCGACGTTAGAAGTTAAACTAGATCCGGCAAACCAGGATCAAATGCGAGAAATTGGAGCTGTACGGTGGTGTACATACGAAGAAGCAGTGGCATTGATTCGTCCTTATAATATAGAAAAACTCGATGTGTTAGAAAAAGCACGAAAACAGGTCTAAACAATAGCTACGCGCTGTTTTTTATCAAAGATCCAAATTTCATATGTATATCCTAGGGCCTTTGTTGCATCGGCTTTTTGTTGAATATTATCTATCTTAGATGCATATGTCCATGTACTTTTGACTTCAATAATTTTATTTTCGTGAGGTATGTATATATCAGGAAAGTAATAATGATCTTTACCATCTATGGTATAGAGTATTCTGGGTACTTTAGTAACTTCAGTGATAAGTTGATCTTCTGTGTATGTCTGTAATAGGATATCTAATGCGAGAGGTTCAGAACCCTGTACCATTCGAACACCACTAGGAAATGTATATGGTTTACGTTTATAGGCATTTTTCTTAGCAAATTGTTCAGGATTCTGATTTGGATATTCTACGCCGTATTTTTCAATACAGGTTGTCTTTGACTTTGCCTTTACAACTTCACTTTGCAAAGAATATTCGACTCCATATTTTTCTTTGTTTGTAGCCTTTACTTGGTCCTTGTTGGATTCTAACATCAGATTGCACTTGACTCCATACTTCTGTAGTGAAGTGGCCTCTGTTTTTTCTCGTACGATAGCAGATTGAGTTGCGTAGTCGTGGCCGTATTTTTCATTATTTGTCGCTCGGATTTTTGCTTTTACTTCTTCAGATTCCATGACATTCGTGGTTCCATATTTAGCAACAATTGTGTCTAGGGCTTTTTGTTTTATTTCAGGATTCTGAAATGGATTTTCAGCTCCGTATTTTTCAAGATTAGTTTTCTTAAGTTTTGTCATGACAACTTCATTTTGAAGAGGATGTCCACCATATTTTTCTAGATTTGTTGCTTTTACTTTATCTGTTATATCTTTATTCTGCATGGCATTTTCTACACCATATCGTTCTAGACTTGTGGTTTTTATTTTATTACGAATAAGAGGATTCTTGAATGGTTCGGCCCCGTAATGTTCAATTAATGATTCTGTGGCTTTTTGTTTGATTGCGGGATTTTGAAGAGCCATTGGTACACCATATTTTTCTATATTTGTGGTTTTTATTTTTTCTCTAATAGCTTCGCATCGTGCTGGATTGCCACCATATTTTTCAAGATTTGTGGCTTTAATTTTTTCTTGAATGTCTTTGTTTTGGAATACGGATTCTGCACCGTATAATTCGAGACATTTCTGTTTAGCTTTTTCGCGTCCCTGTTTTTTACTACAGTCAAAACACGATGCACCGCCACCCTTGTATACCAGAGTATGGAATCGTTTTTCAAATTCTGTACCACATAAACATTTAATCTTAATTATTGAATCTATATTAAGTGTATCATAGGTTTCTAACAGAGTAGCACTTTTCTCTTGTATTAGTGTGTTGAGCAAGTCTTTATTAAATGTACGACGCATTACTTATGGTTATATATAAAAAGAGGGTCAAATTTTGGTGATGAAATTATAGTGTATAATAAGAGGAATGGATGGTATTCAGGCATCTGTTGAGGCACCACCTGTTCAGGCTTTGCCTGAACTACCAGAAATACCTATTCAGGCTTTGCCAGAAATACCTATTCAGGCTTTGCCTGAAATACAAGTTCAGGCGAAGCCTGAACTACCTGAACTACCAGAAATACCTATTCAGGCTTTGCCAGAAATACATGTTCAGGCGAAGCCTGAACTACCTGAACTACCAGAAATACCTATTCAGGCTTTGCCAGAAATACATGTTCAGGCGAAGCCTGAACTATTAGAAACATGGTCTTCTGCAACCGGTTCAATGCGTAAGACCGCTACGGAAGCTCTGCAGGCCAGAGGGATATGGCCCTCAGAAGCCATGAAGACCCGTGACGAAATGGCCGGTGTCTACCCGGACCCTGAAGATCCAACATTTGCCTCCCGTCTATATCAAAAACGCGAATTCTACGAATCAAGAGCAATTGCAGCCGATGTAGCCAATGGCACTCTTGATCCATGCACAAGTATGAAAGCCGAAGCTGTCTTTGAACTTACACCCGTACAACGTCTAGTAAGCCGATTCATGCATCCTCTAACTCCTTATCTAGGTCTTCTTCTCTTTCACGGTGTTGGTGTAGGTAAGACATGCAGTGCAGTAACCATAGCAGAACAATTTTTGGACACTACTCCTAACAAGGTCATTGTCCTAGTTCCCCAAGCTATTCAAGAAAATTTTAAAAAGACCATTTTTGATATATCTAAACTTAAGTGGTCAGAAGAATCAAAGGAATGGACAACCAATCAATGTACGGGAACATCCTATCTTGAACGTCTTGGACTCATGAATAATCCTGATTTAAAAGCCGTTGCATTTGCTGTAGATGCTGATAGACGTAAACGGTATACAATTACAGGATACCAGGCATTTGCAAATTGGATTAAAAAATCATTGGCTGACCATGTTCCAGCCGGTCTTGATGGTCAAGAACGTATTATAGCCGAAAATGAGATTATGCGCAAATTATTTTCTGAACATCTGATCATAATCGACGAGGCCCATAATTTACGTGATGTTGGTGACAATGATTCTGTAGCAGAAGCCGGTGAAAATGCAGGTGGAAAGGCTCTGAATCCATACTTGAAACGGATTGCATTAAATGCCGAGGGACTCCGTATTGTATTAATGACGGCCACGCCCATGTACAACTCAGCACCCGAAATTCTACGTCTCTTAAATATCTTGATTATGAATGATACCAAGACCGAGGAACATAATCTGTTAGCCTCTAGTATTTTTGGTCCTACGGGAGAAATTACACATCCAACCGCACTTGAATCGGCCGCTCGCAAGTATGTAAGTTACATGCGTGGCGAGAATCCATATACATTTCCGCTTCGCCTAAAATCGGATACTGTAGCTCAAGATTGGCCGACTGTTTCTGCTACAAAGACTCCATTGGTTCTAACAGATTTTGATCGTATTGCACTGGGTGTGTTGCCCCTAGTATTTACTCAACCGATCCCAGGTTCACCCGTAGACTCTGCTCTTCGCGGTGCTACTATGAGAACTGCTGGTGAAGAAGGTGGTGAAGGTGAAAATGATGTTATGCTTGATCTCCGTATGCAAATGGCAAATATTACATATCCCGATGGCTCTTATGGTACCGAAGGTTGGAATACACATTTCAAGGCCGTAGAAGCCAGAACGGCTACGCGTAAGATCCGAGTTTTTTCATTAAAAGACTCCTCTAATCCGGCTTTGTTTACCGAAAACACTGCTCCCAAGATTAAGAAAATTGTGGATTCAATTGTAAGAGCCCGTGGAATATGTTTTGCCTATAGTCGCTATATCAAGGCCGGTGCTCTTCCGTTGGCTATTGCACTAGAAAGAGCCGGATTTCAGCGCAAGTTATCTGATGGAAAGGTTGCACCTCTTCTAACCGGTGTATCTCCTGTAGCACCAATATGTGCAATCTGTTCACAGACTAATGCAGGTCATGTATCTACCCATGAATTTGCACCCGCCTATTATATATTATTGACATCTGAAGATGAAATAAGTCCGGATTTTCCTGGGTTGGTTCGTATGGCCACTACGTGGACGGATCCTGTGTGGGGCCCTCTTGGAACATCGGTAAAAGCTATTATTGGGTCTCAAGTGGCATCAGAAGGTCTTGACTTGAAATGTGTGCGTGAAATGCATATCTTGGATTCCTGGTATCACTTGAATCGTACAGACCAGATTATTGGACGCGCTATTCGTTACTGTTCCCACTCTGCTCTGCGTGCAACCGAGCGCTCACTAGGTGCTCCTCCTATGTCATATAATAATTGTACTATTTACATGCATGTAACACTTATTCCGGGTCTCGAGACGGCTGACATGTATGCCTATCGTCTGGCTATACGAAAAGCCCGTTTAGTGGGTCTAGTTCAACGTCTCTTGAAGAAAAATGCGTGGGACTGTAATCTGGAAATGGAGGCAATTATATTTACTAGTCTGCCACCTAGGATTCAAATAGATGCACAGGGACGCACTCTTCCTGAGTACTCGGCCAATGACCAGGACTATACTACATACTGTGATTATCAAGTGTGTAAACATGAGTGTGCATCGTCTTTGCCGGCCGATCTTGAATTAGATACAAGTACGTATGTAGCATCGGATGCAAGAAGAACTATTATGGCTAAGCTTGATCTTGTTCGGCATCTCTTTGATGACCAGGTCATAGTTCCTGAGACAATGATACATGAAATATTCAGGGACTTGCCATGGGAAATTAGATCAGAAGCATTACTTGAACTTATTGATGGAAAACGGTTTAAGATTCATAGAGGACCGGTTGAAGGATATTTGATTAAACGGGCCGGTTACCTAGTATTTCAACCCGCCGGTGTCCACACAGAAATTCCTATGGCTCTTCGTTATGCAAGAGCATATCAACTTAGTAGAAAATTTCTTATTCTTGATAAACCGGTTTTTTCAAAGGTGTTTGCTCCTGCTCCTGTTTCTGCTTCTGCAGGTGGAGGGGCTTCTGCTTCTGTAGAGATTGTAGAAGAAGTCAATAGTGATCTTTTACAACGATGGGCCGACTGGTTAGCATTTGTAGATGGAGGTCCATTGCCTACAGAAATACCATCTACTCTTAAAATATGGACTTGGCTACGCGACCATTTTAAGGTACCCGAAACACGCACGGTAGCACTCCGATGGTGGTTTGATAAGATGATTAACTACGATGAACAAAAATTTTTGCTAGAAACAGCATTAAAAGGAAATGCCGAGCTGGAACAAGTTCTACGCGGAGAAATAATAAAATCGTCTTCGCTAACAGCATATCGTATTTATAATCCCGAGACATTGAAACCAGAATATAAGTGCCGTCAAGGAGGTCAATACGGCCCATGTACTTCTATGGTAGAAGCTCTGGTAGAAAAAGCATTATACAAACCGGCTACTAAGATGGGCTCTTTGGTCGGTATTCTATCACCCAAAGTGGTTAACAAGGAATCCAAGAATAAACTCATCTTTAAGACCATGGATCTTACAAATCCCAAATCCAAGCCCGGTGGTGCAGAATGTGGTAATAATTCTACCATGGGTGACCACAGACCCCGTGTAATACTCTTACACGAAGGAGCAATGAGCGATGAGATGTTAAGACCATTCATCATATCACACTCAGAGCCATGGGACGAGGCCGGTTCCAAAAAACGTGGATTAAAACCCGAACACATAAAAGATTTTTCCCATCAACCACTATGTATGTATATGGAGTTTTTAACACGACTCTTAGATGCTCGTAAGGTAGGCGGGGTCCGTTGGTTTATAGGAGCAATAGACGCAATAAAAAAATGACACTGTCATGATTTTTTACACGGTATAATTAAATGTCACTCTTTGCCCCGGTATTTATTGAACAGAGGATTGCACTTAAACCGGCCGAGTTCCGCGATGCATCCACCGACATTGATGGATTCATTCTAGCAAAGGCGGCAAAGGAAATGGAGGGCCAATGCTGTATTCACGGTTATGTCCGTGAAAATTCGATGAAAATCATGGCGAGGTCTATGGGACAGGCTGAGCATGGCCGTTTTACCGGTGATTTCATGTTTCACTGTAAGATGCGTATTGACTGCCTCTTACTCAACGAGGGTCAGCTAGTTGATGGCCAGATTCTAAAGGCAAATAAAATGGGAGCCTATGCGCTTCTAACAGAAGGTGGTCAGATCCTAGAGGCCGTCCGTGTTCTTCTGCCCCGTGAATTCCATGTGGGCAATGTGGACTTTGATACACTAGTTCCGGGTTCAAAGGTACGCATTAAGATCTTGAAATCGCGTTTTCAAAAAAGTGATGCATTTATCCAGGCAGCGGGTGTCATTGAAGAGATTCTGCCTAATATAGCTGGTCCTGTCAAACCATTGTTACCTGCGGTATCTGAGACAGAGGTTGCATAAGTTAACTTTGGTCAACTTAAACAATTCATGTATACATTTCAATCAATGGATAATTCTCTTGACCTCTTAATTCAGGATTTTGTTACGACTAACAAACTCGTGAATCACAATATTCAATGGGGTTTTATGGTATCTCGACGTTTTGAAAACGGGCGCCGACGTATTTTTGACTATAACAGAGGAGTTGCAATAGGAGAACATGTTGACATGGGCGATGCAGAATGGTTTGTTATTGAGTTAACTGCACCAAATGTGCCTGTAGAATCTCTTCGATTTGATTGTTTGAAACTCATGTATGGACCCACTCATTATACAATGTCGGTTAACAAAGAGGAATCTACTATTGTGATACGTCTCTTAACTAAGAATCAAGGCCTGATGAATGTAATGTTCAAGGTGCGGTTGAATGCTAACCCGATTACATCCGGATCTGAATAGATGACGGAATATGAACGCCGTAGCCAATTTAATGAGTATATGAAAACTATGGACAAGAATGGCTGTATAGAAGTTGCACGGATTCTGAAAAAACATAACGTTGCTGTATCTGAAAACAGAAGCGGTATGTTTTTTGACTTGGCTACTATTCCTCAACCGGCATTTGATGACTTGTTAAAATACAAAGAATTTATCGAGGCAAATCAGAAAAACTTAGAACGAGTGCAGGTTCCCAGCTCTAAAAAGGTTGAGAGAGGGGGTCTCCGTTAAGAATCCATTGGCCCACACACCATAGCGTCTATTAGCATCACCATCATTTTCGAGAACAAAATGATAGTATGTAAAGACTTGAATGTCATCTACACCTTTGAATTCGGTAGAAACAGGTGCTACCATCAGGATTTTGTCATCGATTATCTGTTCATCGCGACCCCAGAATACTGACTGTGCCTTTTCCTCTTCTTGAGTCAGATAGTCCACTAAGAGACCATGACCACCGGTAATGTAGAGTGGTTCGTGGCTACCATGTTGACCAACATACATGCGAGAGTGCCAGAGTTCCGGATTATTAATGAATGATCCCTTACCAATTTCTATGATAGCACGATAGCCGTGTTTATAGGACTTGACTAAGTCACCAACACGTAGCGTCTCAATAGGACTCCACACCTCTTGGTCATCTAGGAGACGCAGAATCTTGGTACCGTGATTGAAACAATCTACTACAAAAGCGGGCAGATTTATTTGACCTAGTCTATATGGTCCTGCAGCACGAGGTCTTATACGAGGTGTTATATTAGGATCACCGCCACCTGTAACTACGTAGGCATTACCAACTTCCCTTGTAATTGCAATAGATAATGGCCCTGTACCATTAGATTGACCGTAGTTGACTAAGACAGTCATTGTCGATGTTATTAGATTATAACTATACATTGTACCTGAACCTATTCCTCCTGTATTACAGATTCCATATAAGACTTGGGAAGATGAATCGATAAAAATTCTACCAACAGGTGACGTACCTTTATTTGAATTTAAATCAAAATTCCATATAGTTGTATAAGTTTGATTAGTTAATGAATAAGAATTTATAATGTCTTGATTACTAGATCTACCATAAAAGTATACTTTGCCAGAATCTACAACAGCGGAGTCACTGTCTACACTAGAAGTAAGATTAGTAGTGGTTGTAGCAAACGTACTTAAATTTATACTTATTAGTCTTCTTGGCGTATCTATTTTAATACCATACAAAACATTATTAGATACAGAAAGAGCTCCTTGTATAATTTCAGAAGAAATTTTAGTCATTGATGTAGATGTTATTTTGTATACTCCAGTGAAATCAGTTACATAGATATTTCCAGATGGATCTAGGGCCGAATACCCTGTAGCTACTGTAAGGGTTCCAACTGTTCTTAAGATAGCAGAACTAGTATCATAAGCAAAGACCGAACCGGCAGTAATACCATATAAAGTGTTGCCTATACGATTTAAAGTACCAATTGCTGTTCCAGATAGTGTTTGCAGTACCGTATATGTTGGGCCCTCAATACTAAATAATTTATTATCAAATGTTCCATATATCTTGGATCCAAGTTTGAATGCAGGATTTGGTTGAGTAGCATATGTTCCAAGATCTGTAAACAGAGGATTGGGCTGATAAGGTATTACAGGATTAGATGGATCAGATGCTGTACCTTTTAATAGTCCATTCTTAGCAGTTACTCTAAATGTATATGAAGTTCCATTTGTTAGACCTGTAAATATGAATGATGTACCTGTCGATGTTCTAAGAGTCGTAGCAGGATTAGAAGATATATCATAACCTGATACTGGACCTGTAGGGGCCGTCCATGTAATAGAAGCAGAAGAATCATAGGCTACAGCAGTTACATTTGCAGGTATACCAGG